TTTTATTAGAAGATGTAGTAGCCGTTTCTTCATCTACGAACCGCCAATGAGCACAAATGTCGTTAGTGTAAGGGCGAACCAATAGGACTCCTTGCTCTCCCCTTCCAATACGATAAAGTTTGCGAGTTTCTGTATCTGTAAAGTCAAGGTCTTCATAAGGAAGTTCATAACAAAACTCAAGCATGGGGTCCTACTGACGCTCTGCTACCATAGCACAGGCGTCAGAGGTTGTCAATAGTTCTGCCAGATAATATCCCCATATGGGTCAACCACATATGCTTTGAAGAAGTAATCAGAGTCTGGGCACTGAGACTCACGTGGGAACCAAGACCCAGCGTTAAGAGATGCTACAGTCTCGTCCTCAAATCTAATTGTGTTAAAGATTCCTTGTTTAATGATGTCCAAAGCATAATCATCAATAAATTCTTCATACCATGCCGCAACAGTATCTTTAGTTGCTTGTGGTAATCTATTGTAATCAGTGAGATCAAAATAAACTAGACAGCATTGATATCTCTGTGCGTATGATGCAATCAAATCATATAATTGCAATTCGTTTCCTTGAACAATCATGCCGCACCTCCACTCTGCTCATCAATTTGAGATTGTAAGTGTGCGATGAGATCATCCAACCATACTTTTCTTTGATCTCTTTCCTCTTGTGTGAGTTCTTCTTCATCCATCGCTGGGGGTGGATTAGTTGCTTTCTCATATTCTAGGAGAAGAACACTGAAGTAATTGTTCTCTGTCAATGACTTCATGACAAGATAGTTTGCGATCTTATCTCTGAATAGTTTCAGATAATGTCTGCCAATAGGCAAGAACTGCTCATCAGTTGACAAATACTCAATGTCTGGGTTGTCAACAGCAAATACTTTTGTGTAAAAATCGGGAGAAATGGGGAACTTGGTTCCTTCTGGGTTGGTTGAGAACTCCGTTGTATCTGTTAGATCTCTCAATTTAGATCTGTACAACATATACATTTGCTTTCCAGCATCATCCAGTGGACTATCTGCACCAATTGCCCAGTCAGTTTCCGATAGCAAGAAGTTTCTAGCAAGACGCAGAGAGAATGGAGACACTGCTTTCTGCTTCTGATACATCCTTGCTAGTTCCTGTTGGAACTCAGCATTCTCAATTGAATCAATTAGATAGAAACCTTCAACTAGTTTATTCTTGAGTGCTTCTGCTTCGGATACAGCAATTTGCTCCATCTCATAGTCAACCCACTGATATTCTCCAGTGGAGAAATTTTTCTTATACTTTCTACGCTTAGCATAGAATGTGTTGTTAGTATACCAATTAAACATGATAAGTTTATCCTTATCACTATCCCACAAAGGATAGAGATAAGGGACTAGTTCATCATTCCAGTAAGTTTCTGGAATGACTTTAATTGTTCCGTTATAACTGATTTCTTGCTGAATAACATCAAGTTGCACCTGTAAAACAGGCATATCAGCTGAATTAAAGGTTGACATGCTATCTAGTATTGGTCTCCAAGTATATTTAGAACGCTTTGATTAGGTACTTACAAAGTCTGTATGGATGAATCAGAGGAATATCAAAATCAGGGTCCAGTGTGGCTTGTGGTTCTACCTTAGTAGTTGACTTTAATGTAAGTCTAGCATCAGTTGCACCTACTCCAGAACTATATGTAATTGATGGTCCAGTCTCACCCTGAACAGTATATGCTAGAGAATCAACTGCTGGTTTTGAAATTGCACCAGCACTAGGAACAAATACCAACTCCGTTACTTTCTCTTTCCAGTAAATGATCTCCGCAATACCATAATGATCTGTTTCAGCATCATTATCATTTGCACCACTCACATTAGCACGTGGTTGCTCAATTTTAATTTTAGTATTATTTTGCTTTGCTACTGCTGGTAATGCAACAGTATAAGTATACCACTGAGTATCACCAGAAGCACCATCCCATGATTCAGATACAGCAGGAACATCACCAATAAGAGGATCTGTTCTAGTTGCATTTGGATTGATAATAGTATCAATCAGGTTCCAGGTTGTTGATCCTTCTAATTGATAATACATGCGAACAACTTCTTCTGGAGTATCACCACCATTTACACCATTTCCTCTACATGCCTTGATAGAAATATAGTTTACATTTGATGTGTCAACTGGAACAATCTCAGCATATCTAGTTTTTGATGTTTGATTGTTTAATCCACCAAATTTAAGATACTTTGTATATCTCTGAGAGGAATTATTTGCCAAAGTAATAGTGTCTACAGTTCCTGCTCCAACATCAATTGTCGCTGTTGCGACAGTTTCCCCACCAGCACCATTCAAGACATAAACGTATGGTTGCTCAGTATATCCACTACCACCAGAGGTTAAATTAATTGCACCAACAGTACCATTACTTGTTAATACTGCTGTTGCTGTTGCACCAGAACCACCACCACCAATGATTTTAACATCAGGAACTTGTGTTAATGGTAGTTTAAAGTTACCAGCAGTTCCAGTTCCCGAACCAGAACTGTAAATATCAATATCCCAATCATCAGCAGTAGCAGAACCACGTTCTACAATATCACCAATTGATACTGTTGTATTACCACCCTCGTAACCAGTAATCTTACCAAGACCAACCTTCACATATCCATTTCCACCATTAGCAGTAGATCCACTAGAACTACCAGATGCAGATACACCAGAACCACCCTGTCCAACGTAAATTTCTGCTGTTGATGGACTATCAAGGTCTGCCCAGTTTACGTTACCACTCCAGGCAGCACCACCACCGCCGCCTCCTCCACCAGGAGTCCAATAATCATTGTTATATGAAACAACCATTCTGACTTTTCCTGTTGTTCTTCCTGATGTAGATAGTGAACCATTGGTAAAGTAATCAGAACGATAGGAACTTACTCCACTCCTACCACATCCACCACCACCATGACCACCGTCACCAGCAGGACCACCACCAGGACCAGCAGAACCACCACCGTTACCAGAACCACCGAAAGTTAGACCGTTGACGGCACAACCGCCTCCACCGCCTCCACCGCCGCCGCCGACGCAACCATAGGCACCACCAGTACCACCAGCACCAGCACCTAGAGGACTTGTAGTTGCCTGCAGTCCAACTGGTGCTCCACAACCATTTGTACCAGCACCATTATCGTATCCAGTAGCACCAGCACCGCCGCCGCCACCAGCACCAGCTACAATTTGAGATCCTCTCAACAGAAGTGTTGCTGCACCTCCAGCACCTCCATCAGCATCAGCATGACCAGAACCACCCGTTCCACCTTTTCCAGAGTGACTTGCAGTACCACCAGAAGGTTGACTGCTACTAGAGTTACCATCCCCACCATTATATCCAATTTGGACAGACCACGTATTTTGTGTAAACGTGCTTAGTTGATCTGATCTCAGTTCAACATATACTCTTCCACCATAGGATCCAGACCATCCACCACGGGCATTACCGCCCTTTCCACCATGAACATAGAATGCAGCAGAAGTTGCATTAGTTATGCCAGCAAGACTAAAACTACCATCACTGGTCAATTCTGTATCTACACTGCCGCTCTGACCACCAACGAATACGTTAACACCAGCACTACCAGCACCATAAAGAACTCCGTCTACAGATCCACCAAGGAAACCTTGCAATCCACCACTACTTGGATTATTTGGATAATCTGCATATGGATATCCATTTCCAGATACACCATTACCACCATCACTGCCATCTAAACCATCAGCACCACCAGTTCCTTCTGAACCAGTTGATGACTTAGATCCACCGTCTCCACCAAGTCCACCCTGCAATCCACTTGATCCGTTACCCTTTCGTCCACCACCAGCAACGATGTTAATAGCACTGCCATCACCGATTTTTAAACTACTATTAGTTCCATTGTTTCCACTAATAGTTCCTGCAGCACCAGAACCACCGCCACCAACAACTTCATAGTTAAGAACCGATGGAGATCCTGTGATATTACCTAGGTTGATATAATATGGACCACCAGGAGTTCCAAACTCCCACACATCAGAGTAATCATAGATTGGTGTACCACCAGTAACAACGTTTCTGTTACCAATTGTAGAGTTGCTTTGGAATCTTAAAAATTCTGGATCTGGAATGAATGTCTGGAATTCATATGATCCAGCACCATTTGCACCAGATGCCAAATAATACTGTTCAGATTCTGGAACTGTTGGATCTTGAAGAGTTCCATTACCACCATCACCACCTTTATAATCAAAAACATCGTATGTTGCAACCGTATTATCATCATTTGGTTGTCTTAACAATCCATGCTTATGAGTGAAAACAGTTCCCGTGGTGGGATACCATCTTGTGACTCTTCCACTACCCAGCTTATAATCTTGAAGATATCTATCGCCACTACTCTCTTTGATCCAACTCTCACCGCCAGGTATAGAGTGATATACACTGTGACTATGCTGGAATACACCAGATAGTTTTGTCTCTCTCATAGTAACAGTGACGGTTTGACTTCCAATAATGTCACAACCCGTCGTCTCAACTACCTGATCATATCCCGATGTAATAATTCTACCCAGAGAGAAGAATTCATCTTGAGATTCTCTAGCAAAATACCATTGTCCACCAGTGGTTCCAACACCTAGAGATGTATTACCAGCATTGGGTGAATTGTTTCCAAATACTGGACCGTTTCCTACGATTTTCTTTGCTTTCGTATCTGGTACAGCAAATGTTCCAAGATATGGATCTCCCCACCACTCAAAAACATTTGCTTTGTTGATACCTCTAACACCACCAGTGTCGGGATCAATTCTTACAATAGCAGCAGCACCAGATCCCCCACCACCAGAAAATGTAACGCTTGGTGGGTTTTGCCAATCATATCCAGAACCAGATTGAATGATATTTACTGCGGTTACTTCTCCAGACTGAACATCAATGACAGCAGATGCAGTTGCTTGAATTTCAATACCACTTACAGGTGGTGGATCAACAGTAACAGTGGGATTTGATGTATATCCAGATCCCCCATTTGTTACATCAATTCCACTACTAGATCTACCACCATAATCATTTCCAATGATAGCATATAGAGCAGGATAATCTGAAATATTATACTCAGATCCATCACAATACAGATATCCTTCATGTGTATATGCTGGATTATCACCAGTTAAATAAGCGTTTCCCGAGGTCTCATTTAATGCTGGGTAAGCACCACCTGCTTTGACAAAACTATGGTCAAAGCTATTGGCAGTGGTTTTAAGATTGGGTACAATAGATCCAATTGGTGTCGTATCCACCAACATATCAGTCAGGAATCCCTGTCTTGCGTTTCTATAACTCTGTGACATGATTAGATCTTAATTAGATATTCCATTACGATAAAAGGAGCACATGCAGAATCAACTGAAACTGATGAATCTGTTCCGATTGACATTGTTGTACTTAGATTTTCTGGTGGCACAACAATTGCTCTTGTCTTAATCGTATAGTCATGATCTCCTCTATCCAAATCAATACGGTGATTATGCAATGTTGGATCTGTTCCAGCAGCGATTGTTAAATCAACCGTGTCCGTAACCACATTGTCAATATCAGTTGTAGCGGTAGAGTCATTGACATCTTGGTTTGACTGAAGTGGAACAACATCATACAAACTGTTATTGTCAAAATCTAGTGGAACTCCAGGATATCCCTGATCATATGTGACCTCAACAGTATTTGAAAATGATGCGTCATCACCACCACCAACACGAATACATGCACCAAAAAGAGATTCTGCATTTTTAAATCTGACAGTATTACTGCCATCAGGAGAACCTTCTAATTCAGCACCATCCAAGTCGTACTGATCATTTGATATACAATTGTATGTATATTGACCAGCACCAAAAATACAACCACCCCAGTAAACAGTTTCCTGTTCACCAATACCAAATTGCTGTCTGGAAGTTGGTCCACCACCTTCTCCAGGACTCCACTTACTCTGTGCTCTACATGGTTCTTGAGCACTTCCTGGTTCTCCACTACTATTTGCAGTAGCATCTAACCAATCCTGAATTGCGATTGTAGATGCGTTTCTCAATCCAGTTCTACCTTCTGCAACTGGATTGTTAGTAGAACTTTCTAGAACTGATAGATTTCTTGCCCTTACAGCACTATGAAAGTGTGCGTGGGGATGGACTGCATTTTCTTCAACTCCTTCAGAATCTGTATAGTGGGTATCACCAGCATAATTCCATCCAGGTCTACCCCGAATAGGAATCTCCTGACTCGGTACAGTAATAGATCCAGAATAGGTAATGTTTACGTCAGTACCAATTGCAGATGCAACCTCAATACCAATACCAGATCTGCTAACTTCGTTTCCCAAAGCATTATCTAATCGTATATTGTTATACAAACCAGCGTTAGCACCAGAAGTTGGTTCTGGATATTTAGAACCAAGATCTGGAACCATAAACTGAGTATCAGCTAGTTCATCAAAGAATGTTCCGTCTGCGTTTCTTCTTGCAAATTTACATGCAGTTCCAGTTCCTAGAACTGCTGCCAGTGCAGGATAGTCGTCAGCAAGATATCTTGTACCATCACATTTTAAGTAACCAGCTGGCAAATTTTGTGCATTTAATGCATTTGTAGGGTCGCCTTGATATTGAACTGGCCAGATAATAACCTGACCAGTCAAGTTTCCATATTTTGCTCGTTCTTTTGCGTAAAATGCTGGCATCAGTATGCTTTGATAATGAACGTCATGGTAACATTTGGTTGTGAGGTATCACATGTAATATT